ACGGTCAAGGCGCGTGAGAACGCTATGAACGACGAGATCGACCGGATCAAGGCAGAGACCGAGGCGGCGGTTGCCCCCCTTCAGGCAAAGATTGCCAGCCTGGAAAACGGTCTGCTCGCATTTGCCGAGTACAACAAGGACGAATTGTTTGTGGGCAAGCGGTCCACGGAGCTGGACTTCGGGCGGCTTGGGTATCGCCGGTCCAAGGAGATCAAGCCTATGCCCAAAAAGACCCTGGCCATGGTGCTTGGGAAGATCAAGGAGCTGGGGTTTGCCGAGGGTGTCCGCACCAAGGAGAGCGTGAACAAGGATGAACTCTCGCAGTGGTCGGATGAGAAGCTGGCCCTGGTCGAGGCCCGGCGGGTGGAGAAGGACACATTTTGGTACGAGCTGTCCGAGCAGGAAATCAAGGGGAAGGTGGCGTAGGATGGCCGAATGGACCAGAAAACGGGCTTGCCACCACTCAAGGCGGCGGGTTGCCAAGATCAAGGATTCTCTTGGGCAGGTGGCGCTTAACTGGGGCGACCTGGACAATTTTGTTGTCGAAAAGGTCGAAGAGGTTGCGGGTATGCTGGACGAGCTGGCCGAGTGTATGGACGAGTCCGTTATTGAAGAAGAGATGCAAAAGTCGTGGGAGGGGGAATGATTATGGCTGATGTCGCAAAGGCTTTACATGACGACATGCATGCAATGCAGATGGAGCAATCCGAGTTGACCAACGAGGAGCGCATGACCCTTGGCCGATTTCTGGAGAGCTACGATGACGAATGGATGGCCCACGCATTCATGGCCGGGATGACCATGGACGAGGCCCGGCAGGTAGCAAGGAAATTGAAACAGTAGATGCGAAATCCCGCCCTTATACATGAGAGCGGGATCATCCAGGGGTGGTGCCCTGGGTCTGACGAGCAGCCGAGGAAAGTACGCAGTGCACAGTGCGCAGTGCGCAGAAAATACAGAATGCATCGTAGGGGCACGGCGCGCCGTGCCCTGTGTCACCAACGATCCGCGAGGATCAGGCAACGGAGGACAAATGTTATGCGAGACCAGGGTGGTGGACTGGTGGGTAGTCGAGGGGATCTATTGCGAGGTCACGCGTCTGATGCCCAGCTGGGAATATATCAGGGCGCTGAGATCAACCGGCCGCCGTGTACCCAGGTTGACCGGAAATTCTGCATCAAACATTGCTGCTGCTGGAACGGAGACAAAAATAGCGGATGGTGCGCGTGTGAATGCTTCCACCCTGCCGGGCCTGACGGCGTGAAACGGTGTGCGTGGACGTATGACGAGATCCGGGATCGGACCATGAGAGATGCGATGGAGGCGAGAGGATGAGCGATAGGTCACTTGAGAGCTTCTCCAAAGCTGTGTTGGTATATTATATCAAGAAGCGGGTTTATCACTGGAGGATTAATGACATGCTGCTTATTGAATGGAATCTCAAAATGGATGCCCTGCAGGCAGCAATGGATGATGCATGCCAAAAAATGGATGTGCTTGACGCCAGAGATCCTGAATACTGGAAGCAGCAGAAGAGATTTGATCGTACCATAGATAAAATCGACAAATTGATGAAGGGAACGCCATGAAAGCCACCTGCCCCCACTGCGGGTTTTACGGTCCGGTCGAGACGTTTTTGACCGAGGGGGACGCCAAGGCCGCTTTGACCATGATCAGCGGGTTGCCGGGCAAACTGCCCCGGCTCACCTGGTCGTATTTGGGGCTGTTTCGCAAGCCCGGGGCGTCCAGGGCTATGACGTGGTCCAGGGTGTTGCGCACGGTTTCCGCCCTGGCCGATCTGGTCCGCGATCGGGACGTGCAATGGAAAGGGAGCCGGGTTGTGGCCAATCGTCCGGAATACTGGGAACAGGGCATCGAGGCCATGGTCGAGCGGGACGCCCAGGGCAGGCTCAAGCGCCCCCTGGAAAACCATAACTACCTCCGGGCCATCGTGGCGGAGCTTGCGGAAAAAGGGTTCGAGCAGGGACATAAGCAAAAGGAAAGTGAGCTGCGATACAAGCCGACTGATGGGCGGAGGGTCGTATCTGCAGAAGAGCAGGCCAGGATGGACGAGCAGGCACTGGAAGAGAACAGGCAGAGGATGCTTCGAAATATGCCGAGGATCAAAGAGCAGTTTGGGTTGAAACGCATAACCGGTTGATATTTGACCCCCCTGCCGTAGGGGCACGGCGCGCCGTGCCCTGTGTCACGATGCCAAGGGAATACGGCAGGGCAATCAAGGATCAACAACGGGACAAATCCATGAACGTAAAAGAGATTATCCACGCCAATTACCCTTCCCAGGCGGTTTTTGCCCGGCGGGTGGGGATGAATCCGGGGACCCTGTCCCTGGTGCTCAATGGCCGGTATACCGGAGACAAGCTCGACGAGTACCGGGGCATGATCGCTGCTGCCATCGAGGAGGATCACGGGGTTTTTGTCGCGTCAAAAGGCGGACAGGAATGGTCCGGGGTGTCTGCTGCCGGCGGGGATATGCATGCCGACCTGACCCGGATCGCCTCGGCGTTGACCCTGCTCATGGATCGGCTGGATGATCGGTCCAGGAGCTACCTGGGTTATCTGATCGACGAACTCGCGAAACTTGCAGGGGACGAGGGATGAACGTACTATGCCCGGAAACACGGGAAGAATTGCGGGATGTTCTCGCGCGCGTCTGGCCCGACAGGTTTGTCCCGGCATCGGAGCTGTTTTCTTTCCTGAACATGACCAGCTCCCTCGACCGGGCCAAGTTTTATTCCCTGGCCGGATGCAAGCAATGTTTTACCGTCGACGAGGTGTCCGATGTCTTGTGGGAATCATCCAACTACGGGGAGGCCGAAGCTGAGTGAACCCCTGCGCAGGCGGGGCTGTCGTCTCAGGCTGGTTCCCCTGGGGAAACTCCGGGGGGTGAGCTCGCGCACGGTAACCAGGCAGGTGCGCACCTATGAATTTTTCGCCATCAAGTTGGCAAGGTGGCTGGTCCTGGTGGAGGATGACGGCCCGGGGGAAGGGATCCGGGAGGTGGAGAGGCGGTTGCCGTTTTAGCGGCGGTTTGAGGTTTTAGGATTTAGGTTTTAGGTAGGCTGAAACTCCGATCTGGTTTTTGAACAAAATTCCAAAAAACGCTGAAAACCTGTCCTGATTTTTGAACAAAACCCCAAAATTATTGAACAGAACCCCCGCTCTCGCAAGAGGGCGGGGGTTCTGTTTTCTCTTGAAATTGGGCGAACACGAGGTTCGCCCCTACTCGTCGATGACTTCGGCGTTCAGAACGATGCCTGTGTATAGCGGGAATTCCCAATCCTCGCATCGGGTGTAGGCGGGGGTGGTCGTGGTGGCCCGGTAGACGCCCGGGAGCTTGTGCAGCTCGCCGATGATCGCCTCGGGCACGATGTCCCTGCCAAGGCGTTTGGACCATTCCCGGGCCAGGGCTTCCAGCTTTGTCTTGCCTGTGGCCAGGGAGGAGGCGAGAAAGGATTCCTGCTTCCTGTGGATCTGAATGGTCGCGTCTATGGTGTAGGTCACCGGGGTGGGCGGGATGACCTCCACCGTGTCCGTCAGTGGCCGGACATCGTCGGCTGAAAGGTGTGCGTCAACGATATCCACGATTTCCGGTGGGGTGGTGTAGCCCCCCTGCTCGTTGCCGGTCAGCACGCAGACCCGGACCTTTCCGGGGGTGGGGGACCAGCATTTTGCATCACAGATGGACTGGTGGGCTGACTTGGCGTGGTAGATGTATCCGCCCGCAGGTCCTGCCGTGGACAGGGCCTCCATGCTCATCTGGATCCGCAGGCGGTATCTGTCGTCCGTTTCCCCGGCCATGCCTCCGCTGGTTACGGTGAGGTTGGTCACGCCTGTCAGGTAGGCCAGGGGTTCGACGATCAGCGAAACCTCACCGGCCACGTAGCCGTTTCCGTACTCCCCGATCTCGATACATTCCGCCTGAATGTCCGCGTTGTTCTCCCCCGGGGCGAGGGTTCGCGTCTCCGTGGTCTGGAAGACGTGTCCGCCTTTGGATGCGACAAGTATCCCCTTGGTCAGCGTGATGGCATGGGAGTGGTCCTCGAAGCTGAACCGCAGCGTTGTCACGGCGGGCTGGGCTTCGAGCCGTTCGCATCCCGTGAGCGCTCCCAGGTGGTCGAGCCTGGCCCCCCTGGCAAAGGCCAGCAGGTTGCTCATGGACTCCTGGTTGATGAGCTGTTGGATGAGGATGTGCTGGTAGGCGATGGTCTCCAGCAAAAACGTTTCCGGCCAGGATGCCAGGGGATAGGCGCCTGTGGCCTCCTTGTACTGGCCTTTGAGATCGGAAAGAACCTGGTCGTAGGTTGCGTCCAGCATTTCGGGTTTTTCCAGGCCTGTCATGTCGATCATGGGGATCTCCGGGGTTGCGTTGATGGGGCGGGTACGGTGTTAACCCCTCGCCCTGTTGATGGTTGTCCGGACGGTCCAGCCGCCGGTGCGGGTCATGGAGTGCACGGCCCGGCTTATCTCGTATTCGCCGGACAGGTTCCCCAGGCCGTTTATGGTCACGGTGGTGCCCGCGCATACGGGCAGTCCGACCAGGGTCAGGTCACCGGTCAGATCCTTGATGTTGCCGTCTGTCATGGCCTGTTCGCATTTTTGCCGGGCTTCTTTCATGGATCGGGCCTGGCCGTAGATCTTTTTCACCTGGTCGCCCGATGCCTGGGGGTCTCCTGCCGTGTAGGTGACGTTCTGCCTGGTTTCTGGGTCGTAGTAGTCCATGTGTGCGGCCTTGACCCGTTCGCGTGGCTTGAGGCTCAGGTTGCCTGATATCACGTCCCTGTTCGCGTCCAGATCGAGGGCCAGGGACTGGGGGTACGGGGCGTTGTCGAATACCAGGTAGCCGCCCTTGACGTTGAATTTGCATCCGTATTCCCGGGCCAGTCTCACGCAGAGATGTTCCACGCTTTCCGATCGCATATCCAGACGGGCAAGCGGAACGTCCGGGCAGTCGATAAGCGGGGCGAGCCCGCATTCACCGGCCAGCGTCGTCAGTATCTGTACCAGGGAGGTGTTTTCAAAGGCCCGGGACATGGTCTGCTTGAGCGCATCCCTGGCCATGTCCGGATAGGAAAGCGCCCGGACCGTGCAGGTCTTCGGGCTGAAACGAAAATCAAGCCGGTCCATGGTAAAGGCCCCCAGGGGCATTTGGTGCGAGCCATCGTCTTCCCAGACAATGGACGCCTCGAGAATGTCTCCGGCCTCCGGGAACCAGTCTCTCCAGAACCTGCCGTCCGTATTGTCCAGGCGGATGCTCAGTTCGTCCTTGGACCCCTTTTCCGCGCTGTCCGTATAGGTCAGCTCTTCCATGTACGGGGCAAGGCTCTCGGTCACGTCCCTGCCCGCCCATGTGATCAGGGCGTGGGCATGGATCACCTCCGCCATGGGGGCACCTCGGTCTGCGCGTAGCGTTCGTTATCTGTCAGCTCGGGGATGGCCAGGGTGATCCCGCCGGGCACGGCCGGGCAGTATCCCAATGCATCGCAGGCATCCTCGTTGGCCGTCCATATTTTCGGGTACATGTCCGGCCTGCCGTATACCGCATGGGAAATGGTGTCCCAGCGGTCTCCCTCCCTGGTGGTATAGGTGGTCATTCTCTCACCTCGGTGAGTTTGATCTGCAGTTTCAGGGTGACGATGTTGCCGCTGGTATCCGTATCCTCAAAGGTCCGCTTGATGGACTCGATCACGAAGTCGCCTTCGTAGCTCTGCCCGATGATGAGGGGCTGAGACAGCCCGTCCGTGGCATAGCTCGACAGGGCAAGGTGCATGTCCGCCGGATCGCAGAACACGCGGGAAAGGGTGATTTCCATGTCCAGCGGATGGGCGTCCTCCCCGAGGAACTCGTGGCGCGGATACCGCCCTATGACCCCATGGACCGCATATTTGTATTTCGATGTATCGCTTAACGCCCTGGGCGTTCTGTCCAGGGTGAACACGATGTCTCCGTAGGATCCCCACATAGTGGCGCCTCGAGGGTTGGATGGTTTTGACCGGGTTGACCCTGCTTCCCCGGATCGCAGAAGCTTTGACGGGCTTTTACCTAAAACATAAAACCTAAAACCGCCCTTACGATGTCACATCGAAGGATGAGCCGTCCGGGGTGGTGAATGTCACCCTGGTGAGCATCGGCACGTCGAAGGTGCGCACGGCCCGGGTGGTCAGCGTGGCGTCCCAGTCCTCCCGGTAGAGAAAGAGCTTCCCGTTCGCATGGTCGTCTTCGCCCATGCGGTAGAATTCCCCGCCTGTCTTCTTGGGGTCGTGCACGACGGCCTCGCCTGCCAGGGCCACCCCGTCGCCCAGGTCTTCCTCGACATGGGCGAGCTTGATCAGCGGGTTCCATTGCCAGAACTCGGCGAGCTTGATCGCCTGCAGGGTGCAATCTCTGGTATACCGCCCGGAATCGTTCCCCCCGAGAATCCGGAGGCAGATAGCAAGGCTCACATCCACCCTGTAGGTCTGACCCATGGTGCACCCCTCCTGCCGGATCCCTTCGGTGGGCGTCAGGGTGATTTTTTTTGCCGCAATGCGTATCTCGCGCGGCCCGAGTACCTTGGTGGGCTCCACGATGGTTGTCAGGCCCAGGGTCTGGGCGAGGATCTCTTTCAGGTTGTCGATGTGCTGCATGGAGATGCTCCAGCTTGAATTTGTGCAGGGGCACGGCTCGCCGTGCCCCTACGCTTTGAAAGCGTCCTTTACGTGTTCGCGGGCGATGGCCCGGACCTCTTCGATCTGCTCCCTGGTCAGGCGCATGAACGGTCTCTTGGGGATGGTTACGGACTTCTTGCGGACGAAAAGGAGACGTGCGTCGGTGCCCTTCATCTTGAGCCCGTATTTTTTCCCGCCTTTGGGGGGAGTCCCGCCGATATACTTGTCCTTGAAAAAGACCTTCCACCCCTGTCCTTCGAGCATGGTCAAAAACCCCTTGACCCCTTTCATGTCCGTCCATTTGCGGATGGTCTTTGTCAGGGGGATGGCCAGTTTTTTGGCATGTCTGGGCTTTTTGACCCCGCCGAAATGGAGCATGGGCGCGTGTTTCAGGTTGGTCCCCACCACGACCGTGTCACCTTCGAGCACGTAGGTGATGGAATTGCGCAGCTGCCCGGTGTCTTTGAGCGGCCCCTTGTCCCCCTTGAGGCTCTTGGTCAGGGGGCTGTTGGGCGGCCCGGTGGCGTCCCTGATATTGTCCTGGACCATGCCCACGATGAACGGGGCCAGCTCTTCGGGTATGGTGTCTGCGTTCAATTTGATCTCGCGCAGGTGGCGCAAAAACTTTTCCATGGTCCGAATCTGCCCCTGCCCGGGGAAAAACGTGTCCGCGTGGACACAGCCGGGATCAGGATCCCCTATTGTCCACATCAGGTTGACGGGATGCCGCCCCCGTTCAGCCTGCCATACCCCCAGGGGTCCCGCGCTTGAACCGTGTGGGGCGAACAAGGCGGGACCCCTACTTAAAACAATGGAAGGTCATAGTGTTTTATCCTGAATACTTCGGGCTTCACGAACTGGTCGACCAGGTCAGTTTCGAAAAATACGGGTCCAGACTGTGGAACGTGTTCGACGAGCGTATTCTTCGTGCTGCCGAAAGGCTTCGCAGGAGATACGGGCCGCTTGTATGCTGTGACTGGCATTGTGGCGGGACCAACCATTTCAGAGGTTGGCGAGCGCCCGGGTGCAATGTCGGCGCGCTGCTTTCCCAGCATCGGTTCGGACGCGCCCTGGACCTGATCCCTCAGCGATGCACCGCCGAAGAGATCCGGCAGGACCTGCTGGATGCTCCGGACTTCGTGCTCGGCGATCTGGGACAATGGCTGGTCACGGCCTTTGAGGCGGACGTTTCGTGGCTCCACATCGACTGCCGGAACCGTGATGTGTTCGCGGAGGGGTTTTTGGTGTTCGGGGCGTAAATCTGTGGAGTATGTGGGCAGATATGGAATCTGCCTCTACATGGGGTTCAAACGGCATTTTCGCCAATGATTTCAATAGCCGCAAAATCTGTTACCCGTGGAGGATAGTATGGAAATCATCAACTGGATAATCGGGCATCTCGTGGAAATAGTTGCTGCTGCAGGTTCTGTGTGCATGGCCGCCTCGGCCATTACTGCGCTGACCTCGACACCAAAAGACGATAAAATCGTGGCCAAGGTCTACAAGGTCGTCGAGTTCCTGGCCGGTGTCGTCGGCAAGACAAAGGACCCGGGCCCGGGAAATTCCAAGGTCGAGGTAAAATGAATGCGGCATTTCAAGCTCTGGCTCTGTTCGGCCGCCTTATCTCCGCGATCCTTGATGGAATCAGGAGGCGTAAGGCTCAGGAACGTTTTGATCGCGTCGAGCGTGGTCCTGCTGCTGAGTTCCTGCGCCGGTTTAAGCGCTCCTCCGGATCCCCTTCCTCTTCCGGAGCTGGAGAGCGCGACGATAAATGACCAGGGCGGTATCTGCATCGATGAGAAGGATACCGCCGAACTCCTGCACTGGCTGGACCAGATGGGTGCTACTGATGGACATTATTGATATTGCAAACAATCGGGCCGAGCGGTTTATTCAGTCGGCCCTCTCCAGGGCAGGATCTTCCCGACCCCCGGCCCGGGAGAGTCTGGCCCGTTGCGAGGATTGCGGCGAGCCCATACCGGAGGCGCGCAGGGAGGCCATGCCCGGATGCACCAGGTGCCGGGCGTGTCAGGAGGAGTACGAGCATGGAACTTAAAGTGCTCTCGCTGGTGGCCAATGGCGGATGGATGGCGGTTGCGTCTGTGCTGGCCTACGCCATGATCCGGCTGGACAAGTCCCTGCGCTCCATCGACAGAGACCAGGCGGCCATGCGCGACCGGATCGCCTCTATTGAAAAAGAGTACGTATGCCGGTCCGAGTATTACCGCGACATTTCCGGATGGCGCGGGGACATCCGGGGCCTGGAACAATCCATTGCCGATGTCCGGAACGATTTTGCCTACTACAAAGGGAGAAACGAACGTGGAGAGTAAAACACTTCGCGGGATGGTTCTGGACTTCCTTCGACACGTCTATCCCAGGCCGGTCATGGATCTGGATATCATCGGGGCCTTTTATCAGGACTACCGGGATACGGAGATCCGGGACGCCCTGGCCTATCTCGCTGACAAGGGGTACCTGGAGCGGTCGGAGAAGGAACATCCCGTACGACGATACAGAAAGGTGATCACTTACAGGCTGACGGCCGCTGGCGTCGACCTGCTCGAAGGTGACCTGGACGACCGGTGTGTGCTGGTCCTGGAGGGCAACTAATGGCCAGGCGATCGAAAATAGAGTTGTACGACCTGCTCAGTGATGTCGTGCGCATGTACGAACAGGAGCACATGACCATCCGGGATATCGAGGCCAGGCTTCGGGAAGACGGATATGATGTCTCGCGCGGGTGCATCCACCGGTCTCTCAAAAGTTACAGGGAGGTGGCCCGGCAGTACAGTCAGTCGCTGGATGAAGCCAAGCTGCTCATCGATACGGTCAAGGACAATCCGAATACCGATGTCCTGGAAACGACCACCTCCCTGCTGGCACACCGGTTGTTCGAGTTTGCCAAGGGCCTCGATGCCGTTGACTTTGACGACCCGGTCAAGTTCGCTGATGTCGTGGCTAAGATGGCCCGGGCACAGGTCTCCATGGGCCGGTTGCGCATGGAGTTCGAAAAGGGATTCGAGCAGGCCAGGGAGACCATCCTTTCCGAGATCGGCAAGGCCCTGGGCGATGATCCGGAGCTGCTGTCGTCCGTCATGGCCAAGATCGAGAAGGTGAAGCCTCGTGGCTGATATTCTTGCCGACCTGAAACGCCATCTGCCCGGCAACGCCGATCCGGGCCGCAATGGCCGGGTTGCCCGGGCCAAGCGAGACTTTTTCTTTTTCTGCAGAACCTACCTGCCCCACCTGTTTACATCGGATTTTTCCGAGTTCCATACCGAAGTCATCGAGATCCTCGAGTCGCCGGACCTGCTCAAGATCGCCCTGGCCGCACCGCGCAACCACGGCAAGACCACGCTGGTCTATGTAGGGTATGCCTTGTGGGCGCTGCTTTCCGGCAAGGAAGATTACGTCGTTGTCATTGCGGCATCGTCCACTATGGCCCAGGAGCAGTTGTTCAATGTCAAGCAGGAGCTGGAAGTCAACGAAATGATCCTGGCCGACTTCGGGGACCAGAAGACTGACGTCTGGCGGCAGGATCTCATCGTGCTCCGCTCCGGGGCGTGTGTTACGGCCAAGGGCGCTGCCGTGTCCATGCGCGGTATGGTCAAACGGGGCAAGCGGCCTTCCCTGGTGATAATGGACGACCTTGAAAAGGACGTGGTGGCCAATTCCGCTGTCATGCGTTCCAAGCTGGACAAGTGGATCCGGCGGGTCGTCTTTCCCCTGGGGCGGGACGCAAAAATTTTCTACATCGGAACCATTCTGCATTACGATTCCGTGCTCAAGCGGTTTCTGGACGAATTCGAGGGCAAACCCGGCTGGTTCGTGAAACGCTACCGGGCCATCAAGGAAGACGGAACCCCCTTGTGGCCGGAATACTGGACCATTGAAAAGCTGGAAGAAAAGAAGCGCGAGATGGGCACTGCGGCATTTTCAACGGAATACCAGAACGAACCGGTGTCCGATGAGGACCGTGTTTTCAAACCCGAGTGGTTCGAGTTTTACGAGCGCAACCAGGTTCCGGCCCGGCTCGATGCGGTCATGGCCGTGGATCCGTCCACCGGGAAGGTCGCAGGCGATTATCAAGGGCTGGTCGTCCTGGGCAAGGATCGCCAGACCGGCATCATCTACGTGCTGGATGCCGTGGGCGAACGGGTCAGCGACCTGCAGCTTGCCGCAAGGATCATTGCCATGTGGAAGCGGTTCCGGCCTCGGGTGATCCTGTTCGAGGATCTCGTGTTCCAGGCCATCTACAGACAGGTCGTTGCTCGGCAGGCAAGCGCCATGGGGGTCACACTGCCCTTGCGCGGCATCAAGCCCAACGCCTCCAAGGAGGTCCGCATCCGTGCGGTTGCCCCCCTGATCGAAAACGGGGTGCTCTGCTTTCACCGGTCCCAGACGCTGCTCCTGCAGCAGCTGGAAGAGTTTCCCGGCGGCGGGCATGACGATCTGCCCGATGCCCTGGCCTATGCCGTGGCCGCATACGAATCCCGGCATGTGGGGGCTACCCCCATCGGTCACCAGCCGCAAACCGGCATCGTGAACACCCTGGGTCGGATGGCAGAACGTTTTTTCGGGATGTAGGGGCACGGCACACAGTGCCCTCTTTATGGGAACTTATTGACCTTGTTGGCCGGATTGACCGGCCAAGGGAGTCGGCATGATGCAGCGATTATTGGAAATGGAAACCCGGATCCGGGATCTCGAATCCCGTATGACCCGTATGGTCTGCTGGGGAGAGGTCTGTGAGACCGATCCGGCAACCGCCAGGGTCCGCGTGATCCTGCCCGACCGTGACAAGGTGGTATCCTGGTGGCTGCCCGTGCTTCATCACAAGACCCTGCACGACAAGGCCTATTACATGCCTGACGTGGGCGAACAGGTGGTGATCTGCTTCCCCCCGGTGTCCGGCATGGAGACCGGGTTCGTTATAGGGGCCACGTACAACGCGCAGGACGCGCCCCCTGTCGATTCCCAGGAAAAGTGGCACCTGCTGTTCAAGGACGGTTCCTGGCTGGAATACGACCGGGCAAACCACAACCTGTCCGGGCATATCAAGGGGAAGGTGGATGCTTTCACCGTGGACGAGGACGTGAATGTGAAGGTCGGCGGAAACGTGAATGCCGAGGTGGGGGGTAACGTGGACGCGAATGTCTCCGGGAACGTCAGTGTTTCCGTGGGCGGCTCCATGGTTGCCGATGTGGGATCGAACGCCACGGTCAGCGCTGGAAGCAAGATAACCTTGAACGCTCCGGCCATTGCCATTCTGGGGAACGTTTCTTCGAGCAGCCAGGCCGGGGGAACCGGCAGCGAGACAAAGAAGGCGAACACCGATCATACGGGCAGCTATACGCTCAATGGCAACCTGGTCGTGAATGGCTCCATAAACGCCTCTGGAGACGTCTTGGCAGGTGGGGCCAATTCAAACCACCATACCCACTAGAAAACGCGAATTTGACCCGTTATAAACGTTTATAAACGTTTACAGGAAGGAAGTGTCCATGCCCGAAACCACCTTTGCCCTGAATCTGGACGCAAACGGTAGATTGTCCAACCTGCTCGATGACGTGTTTCAGTCCATCCGGGTCATTCTGCTCACCCGCAAGGGCGAGAAGATCCATGACCCTGAATTCGGATGCGGCGCGTGGGACGAGGTGGATCGCCCTCACACCAGGGCGCCTTTTATTGTCAAAGAGGTCATCAAGGCCCTGCGCAAATATGAACCCCGGGTCGAGGTGGCCAAGGTCACTCCGTCCATCCCCGGTGACGCCTCGGGCCGCATGACCGTGACTATCGAGTTCAAGCTGTTGCTCGACGGAAATACGTATACGACGACTGTGTAACGGCGCGCCTACGCAAGGGCACGGCGCGCCTACGCAAGGGCACGGCGCGCCGTGCCCCTACTCTTAGAAATCTTAACCAAAGGAGGTAACAATGGACCTGCAATACCCCTTCACCCATGACGGCCAGGAGATAGCCGAAGCGGAAATCACCCGCAGACCCCGTGTGCGCGACCGGATCACCGCGTCCCGGGAGGCGAAAGGCGTTTTCGGCGAAGCAGACGGCGATGCTGTCTTGCTGTCCGTCTTGTCCCAGGTGTGCGTTTTTGGATCCGACAAAAAGCGGATCCCCGCAGACATCCTAGCCGACAAGCTCGATTACGAGGATTTCATGGACCTGTTCGCTTCCATGGCGGGTGCCGATTTTTTCGCTGGGAAGAAGCCGATTTCAGAACCGTCTTCGGCTTCTTGATGGACCACGGCCAGGATGCGCGATCGCTCATGGAGCATGAGCCCGAGGAGTTCATTGCAGCGGCCGACGCCCTGATGACCTACCTCAAGGCGGTCCGGGACAACCAGAAAAAATAATGCAGGGGCAGCCTCCGGGTTGCCCCTTTTTCGTACGGGTACGGCGCGCCCTGCCCCAACATGTATACGCAGGAGTTCCCATGCAAGACAATTTCGCTCTCAATCTCGCCGTGGGCGTCAAGGATCTTTATTCCCGCAAGATCGACGAGCTGGAGGCCAAGACCACTGATTTCAAAACCAGGACAAAGGATCTCCAGAAAACGGTTGCCGATGTCCAGGCCTACCGGCAGGCCGAAACGGCCATGGAAGGGCTGTCCCAAAGGCAGGCCGCGCTTTCCTCCGAGCTGGACGATGTATCCAGGCGCAAGAAGGCACTCGCCACCCAGGCTGACAAGCTGAAAAAGGCCATGTCCGGTCAGGGCAGGGAGACCATGGAGAGCAGGAAGGCTCTGAGCAAGCTGGAACAGGAAATCGTCTCCCTGGAGGACAAGGAAGGCGATCTGCGCTCCGAGCTCGCCTCGACCACGGCCGAACAGAACCAGAATCTGACATCCCTCAAGAAGCTCTCGCGTGGGCTGTCCGATGCCGGACTCGACACCCGGGACCTGACCGGTGAGCTCAAAAAACTGGAAAAGGAACTGGGCGATGTCTCCAAGGCCGAAAAGAAATCATCCGGCATGTCCCTGGGGGCCGGGTTGGCTGGTGGCGCTGCCGTTGCCGGTGCCGGGGCCTTTGTGGGCACACTGGCTCGCGGGGTGTACGAATATGACTCCGCGCTGTCCCACCTGGCAGCCACCACCACCCTGACCAAGGAACAGGCCGAGGCCATGAAGCCCGCGCTCACGGGCGTGTATGTCCGCACCGGCAAGACCGTGCAGGAAATCGCCCCGGCCCTGCAGCTCGTTGTCCAGCAGCTCGGGTTGACCGGAGACGCTGCCACGGATGCGGTCATGGCGCTCATGGAGTTTTCCAACGTGCATCCCGAAATGGACACGACCACCGTGGTCAAGGCGGCTGGCCAGGCAAAGTCGGCCTGGGGGCTGTCAACCCGGGAAACCCTCGATCTCATCTCCACGATCACCGAGCAGGCCGGAGACAAGGCCGATGATCTCCTGGACACCTTCTGGGAATACGGTCCGACCATGAAGGAGGCCGGACTTTCGGCCAAACAGTTCTCCGCCATGCTCATAAGCGGCGCCCAGGCCGGGGCCATGAATTTCGACAAACTGGCCGACTCGGTGAAGGAGGCGTGGAAAGCCCGGATCTCTGACGTGGATATGTGGGATGCCATGATGGGGGACGGCGACAAGGAAGGGGCCATTGACGAGATTCTTGGCCGGTTCGGCATGGAAGAGGCCGGGGCCAGGATCAAGGGGCAGCTGGGGCAGTTGCGTCAGGGCCTGCTTACCGGAAATGACGAGCTCAAATCCGAGGCGTGGGGCAACCTGATGACCCAGATGGCCGCCCTGCACGAGAAGGACGCCCAGGCGGCCCGGAACATCACGGAACAGATCTTTGGCGTACAGGGGTCGGAAGACATGACCGCGCAAGTGCTCGGGGCCATGGGTAAGGGGCTGCAAGGGGCTGATGCGGTCATGGCCGGGTCCCTGGGGGCTTCGTCCCGGCAGTTTGCCGAAACCCTCACCCTGGTGGATCACCTGGGGCAGTCCTGGCGGTCCACCAAGTCCGTGTTCACGCAAGGGGCCGGGGATATTGCCAAGTCCCTCGCTCCCGTAGGCAAGGCCCTTGCAGCGATTGCCTCCGGTGTTGCCGCGTTCGCCAAGGAACACCCGGGCGTTGCCAAGTTTGTCACCCTGGTGGCCGGTGCGGTGGTCGTTGTTGGAGGCCTTGCTGCAGGTCTTGCCGCTGTCGGGTTTGTGGTTTCCGGGATATCCGCAGGGCTGGCCGCCATAGGCCCGGTGCTCGCCGGGCTGGCAACCGGGTTTTCCGTTGCCGGTAAGGCCGCGCTGTTTCTGGGCAGGGGATTTATGGCCCTGGCCATGAACCCGGTGGGCGCGGTGATCATGGCCATTGCAGGAGCCGCTTTTCTGGTCTGGAAATATTGGGACGAGATTACGGCCGGGGTGAAATCCGCGTTCGCCTGGATATCCAAGCTTGGGGGGTATCTGGCAAGCGGCCTCAAGATGGCCTGGGATTTTTCGCCCTTGGGCATGCTCTGGAACATGGGTAAGAAGGTGGTGGATTTTTTCAGCAATATCGACCTGTCTGAAGCAGGGAGCAAGCTACTCAAGACCCTTGCTTCGGGAATTACGTCGGCGGTGACCGCGCCGTTCAGGGCATTGAAGGGCGGGTTGTCCAAGCTGCGGAACCTGCTCCCGTTTTCCGATGCCAAGGAAGGGCCGTTGGCCTCTCTTACGGAATCGGGCCGCAAGGTGTTGGAGACCATGGGTACCGGCATCAAAAGCGCCGGGCCGGGCCTGGCCAAGACGGCCAAAGGGGCCATTGCGGGCACGGCCGCTGCACTGGCTGTCGGTGTTGGAGGGGGTCCCGCAGGGGCCGTGGTTCCTGACACAGCGTACCATGAAACCGTGCAGGCCGGGCAATCCACGGAAGCAAGCCGCCCCTTGCCCCTGCGCGGTAGCGCCGGATACGATGTGGAGCCGGTGCTGGTTCCCGAACTTCCCGATCTCAGGGGCGGTGCCGGGTATGACATGCGTCCCCTGGATGTACCGGGACTGCCCGAACTGCTAGGGCGCGGGGCCTATGCGGTGGATGCTCCGAACACCCCGGACCTTCCCGCTCTGCTAGGCCGAGGCACGTATGCCGTC